TGGCCGTGAATGGCGGCTCGCCACCATAGAAGCCCGACGTTTTCTGCACGATATCGGCCAGTTTCGAAGCGTTCTCGATTTTCTCTTTTTCGCCAGGTGCAAGCAGGTCAGTCCATGAAATGGTGACCTCTCCATTTGTCGGCGGATCGATAATGCCCAGGGTCCAGAAGCGCTCCAGCAAGGCTGTGATTCGGTCAGTCAGGAAGCCGTTGCGGCGGGTATTGCGGCGAATGGCCCAGTCTGTTTTATCCTCATCGCTCGCCAGGCGTCCGGTCTGCTGCCCAAACAGGATGGTGAAAGGGATTTGCACTGATGCCGCCAGCTCGTTCGCGGTGACTTCCCACGTCGGCCCAGGGTCGCCGGGTGTCACGCTCAGAACGTGCATCTGCCCGGCCTGCATGACCGCCGCTGCATCGGTGCCGCGGTTAAGCTTGTTGACCTTATCGCCCATCGCTTCGCCGAGGTCAGCATAACCAGCCTTCTTCGCCAGATCGGACAGCGTAGCCATGTCTGTTTCTTTGCTGAACTCGACCGCGATTTGCCGGCTGGCATTCTTCAGGAAGCCCTCAGCGCCACCGCCAGAAATCTTCTCAAGGTCGAGCCCTTTGTTGTATCCGGCCTCAAGAAGCGGGATACCCGACAGAACGTTGTCATCCTCCGATCCTTCGCAGAACAGGATCACCCTGCTCGGATGCACTGGCTCGCCGCGAGTCGGTCCGACGAAAGCCTCATCTCCTACCGGCTGCTCGTTGAAGTTGAACATCTTCGGCTGGCCGAACGTCTCGGACTGGCGATCGTTATCCCATTCGGCAACAGTCAGTTGCGGCTCCCACACTGGGATGAGTTTAACCAGCGCTGCCTCGCCAAGACTCCTCACAAGGGAAGTGTCTACTTCCTCATTCCATGGCCGGTTATCTTTGATCTGCAGTAACAGCGCGGAGTAGCGCCCCACCATATTGCGGCGATCGGCATCCTTCACCTTCGGCCACCATTTTTTCATGAACCTGGTGACTTTCTTTTCCCACGGGTTAGTTTTCTTCGCCTCCTGGGACTCATCACCATCAACGATGACCGGATAGTCCTGCCAGCATCCATCCAGAAGGCGATGCACCACAGCGAATCCGACGGCGTTGCGCCGGTACATGTTGTAAAAGTCATGGAAGGTAATGGTGCGCGGGTAACCAAACTCCTGATAGAGCGTCGGGCGCTTGGTATTGCCCCCGCCGATACCGATGGCGTTAAGGTAATTCGCTCGCCGCATTTCAGTGGCGAGATTGTTCACAGCCAGTTGAAGGCCGTTATCTTGTTCGCTCACTGGCGATGCTCCTTAGAAGAATACTGTACCGACGCCCTGACCACTTAACTCAGTCATTGCCCATACGAGAGCATCAAGCCGATCGGGTGATTTTTTGGCGGTAGTTGGGATGTATTCCATTTGCTGATTTTCGAGGTTGTAGAGATTGCCGTGATGGGCAACCCGCCCCTGCGAATAGAGTGCTGAAATTGGCTCTGCTCGGGCAAATTTACCCTTACTGGCGTGTACGCGGATAATCCGCCCCTTAAACCCAGCGTTTCTTAGCGTGTCCTCAGCCATGTCTCCGCCCTGATTGGTTTCAATGACGATCGCGTCAGCCTCATGAAGGTCGTAAGCCTCCATTGCCTTTGTCGCCCAGCCGTTAGGTGAATATTTTCCGCTGTAATCGCCATCAGCAGAGTATTGCCTTCGGTCTCCAGTACCGTAAACACTGGCGGCTATGATGCCTGTCTCGTCGCTTTCTTCGCTGTTCGTGGCCTGCGGGTCAATTGCGATAACCGTTCGCGTAAGCTCTTCAGTGATATTGAGCGCCCTAGCGGCGCTGATCATCTCCTCGTTCCACAGAGCCCCCTCCGCATTGAAGCGTTTTGGGTTCTGCATGTACTGAGCTTCGGCGGTGCGCCGGTGAGAGAACAGAGATACACGGTGCGATTCGTTATGCTTAAACGGCCATAGCCAGCCATCTGGCAGGCCGTGGTCAATCGGGATAGCGTGAGTGTTTTCTGGATATGTTTCTTCGTAGCTGCGGCTGTTATCGATAATCACCGGCAAATTCAGGTGATGCCACTTTTCCCCACTCCCACCACGCAACAGATAGCCGCTCAGGTCGTGGTAGTGGATTCGTTGCATGATGACAATCATCGGCGTCGTCTCGATCGCCAGTCGTGATTTGATTGTCTCGTTGAAACGGTTATTGACTCCGTCGCGGACGATCTCAGAGTAAGCATCATCCGGCTTAACCGGGTCATCGATAATCAGCGCGCCCTGCCAGCCTGGTTCCATGTGTCCGGCGCGAAAGCCCGTAACCTGCCCGGCAGCTGACGACGCATAAACGCCGCCGCCATGTTCAGTCCACCACATAGCCTTACTGTCTGCATCATCACGCAGCGCCATCGGCCACATTGACTGATAGGCCTGCGACTTAATCATTCCGCGCGCGGTGGAAGAGTTCAGCAGCGCCAGGTTATGAGAATAGGACAGATGCATGAAGCGGGCCCGGCAGTTAAGCGCCAGTCCTCGGCCCATCATATTGATGGTCGCCAGCTCCGTCTTCGTATAGCCAGGGGGGACATTGATAATTAGGCGCTGAATCTCACCATCAATGACGCGATCCAGTGTTTTCTGAATCACCTTGTGGTGAGGCGCAACTATCATCTTGCCGCCGGTGCGCTGCTTGAAGAAATATCGAGCGCAGTAAAGCCCGTCCTCCTCACATTCCACCTTTCTGGCAAACGCCTTTTGCTCAGCAGTCGTCATCCTCCATCATCTCCTGCCGTGCGGACTTGTATTCCTCTTTGCTCATGGTGATCGTCTGGATGGCGCCACCATTTGGGCCGGAATGTTCAAACTTGTGCTTATTGGTGTAGGCATCTCCGCATTCCTTGGCGGCTTGCTCAATAATCTCAGCGGTGAGCGCGAGGTTTTTCATTCCCTCGGCGCGCGCAGCCATGCGGTCCAGAACGCGAAGCCGGTACGCCTTGTTTGCGATTGGGATGTCGGAAATTTCGTTGAGGAAGCGGTCACGGGTACGGTTGAAGAGATCGACCCATTTCTGCGCCAGGCCCTTGCCGCTTATCTTCGTCGGGTCGTTTTGCTCAACCTGTTGGCGGGTAATCTGAACACCAAATTCTTTCAGGACGGACTCGACCACTTGAGAGGGGGTATCAAAGCACGCAACTGATTGAACTATGAAGGCTTTAATCTCTGGTTTTAATGCCGCCATAATTCACCATCCGTCCTAACTAGTCCTGAATTTATGCCAACTTCAGCATGCACGTCCCGCACGCTCTGGCAACATCGATATGAGCAACCTCCGCCGGCCTGTTCGCCGCATCTACCATCTCTTGCACGTCTTTGCTGGCGCCGTAACGCCGAACTACTCCGACGAACTCCTCGACGTCATGGCCGCGAAGTTTGAGTACCGGCATTCCGGTCTCTTTGTTGAACTTCGGCGCGCCATAGTCATCGGTAGCCTGGGCGATGTGGTAAAGTTCATGCTCTACCAGTGCGCAGAACTCCAGATCGTTGCATTGCTCGCAGTAGTCAGCAGCCAGAGTGATGATGAACTTCGGTATACGACCGAACCATTCATGCATCTGCTGCTCCATGCGGGACTTCTGCCAGCCGCCGGCGCGCATCATTACCTGTTCACACTGACCCAGCACAATGCGCCCGCTTTTGGCGAATGAGCCAGAGGCCCACATGAACGCGACATCAGCATCGAGCAAGTGCGCATGGTCAGGGTTATGGATTCGTCCGTCTTCGGAGAGGATGTTCTGGTTAACCCACTCACCAATTTCGGCGGCAGGAATCAGCCGGGTATATGGCAACCAGTTTTCGCCAGTGAAGTTGGCGGGAGGGTATGGCCTGCGGTTGTCATTTTCAGCCATACAGAACAATCCTCTGGTTTACTTTGATACTTACCCGGCAATTTCGAGACAAGCGAATCAGAAAACTTACATAAAACTCTGTCAATGGCGCTTTTATGGCACCGTTTGCAGAACTTTATATTTACGCCTGCTTGCCAATTACAGGGGTAATCCGGATGCACTTCTTAGTGAGCCAGCCCCAGCGCAAAAGCACTGAAAGGATGAGCAGCGGCTTCATATATGGGCGAAGCGTAATTTCCGCCATTAGGATTCCAGTAGTGCGCATATGGATTACCTCGTTGTGACATTGTCGAGCCACCTCTTGAAGTGGCTCTGTAATGCCCTACTGACGTTTTGCTTCTGCCTGCCTGATGTCGGCCTTGTCGCGGTTACACTGCCCCAGCGCTGATAGCAGGCTGACGTTTAAATCGAGGCTCTGGCCCCACGTCAGATTGTCAGGGATTTCCGGTTGCGGGGTGTCAGCCGTCAGGTTGGCCGGTAGCGGGACCTCCGGCACTTTGACGTAGACCGTTCGCGAATTGTTGCAGCCGCTTAACTGCGCCAGCAGGCACAGGGCGATTAGTGCAATCATCATTCGCAACAGCAACCCGGATATCAGCCGAGGCTCCCGATGCGTCCAGTGCGATCTGCTCTTTTGCATGCTGATTGGCCTCTACAATGGTGTTGAAGATGGTCATGGTGGTCAGAACGTTGGATATTATGGCCTGAGCTGCGTTTACCTGCTGTTCGGCTCCATCGGCTCGCTGCTTTTCCTGCTCGGCTTTGTCTTTGTAGTGGCTGGCAGCGATAGCCAGCGTACCAATCAGCACGGCCATGATAGCCGGCAGCCAGAACTTTTTAACCAGCGCCAGAATGGCTTCGGCAGTCATTGCGGCTTACTCTGGTTAACCAGACGACCAACCACGCCGCATGCAGCGATTACCGCTGTAATGGCACCCATCGCACCCGGAGGGATTGCGGTCTTAAGGTCTGGCGGTAGCTCGGCCCATACCGTGGGGATAATCCCGGCCAGCACCAGTGCATGCATGGAGAACCAGCGCCATGCGCTTTTCCAGTCATCAACGAGTTTCATGAGAGAAATACCTCACGCTCTGCCTTGCGGCGATTCGTTAACCCAGCCATTACCTTGCCGCCTGACCGGTTCCAGCGAAGGAACTCATCAGCTGCGCTTTTCACATCGCCCGCATTCAGCTTCTTCATCAGCGTTGATGTGGATAGCGCTCGCGTACCGATGTTGTAGGCCAGCGACACAAGCGCGTCGTACTGGTTCTGGGTAACGGAGACTTTGAGCATCTTGCTTACCGCCTGGTCAAAGCTCACTACGCCAGTGCGCAGCAGGCGATCCGCCGTTGCGTCGTCAATCTTCATTCCGGGCTTGATAGGTTTGCCGTCGACTTTCCCAGTCCAGCCGTAACCTATCGTCCAGGGATCACCGCCGGTGCCCGGGTCGGGATATGCAGTTAACCGACAACCCTCAAATCGCTTAATTAGCGCGATACCGTTATTACTGATTTGCATCTTTAATCCCCGTCAGACGCTCCCAGAAATATGTCAACGCCACGGAACCCATCGCGCCGCTTATCCCCGCGGTTGCCAGAATCATGTAAATGCTCAGTCCGCTTTCAATGCTCACCAGGCCAGCAATAACGCCGGTAAACCCTGAAACCACCATTTGGGCAAGAGCATTGATCAAGCTCCACGTCGCCTTGCTCTGCTTCACATCTATCAGGTAGCGGACAAGTCCACCCCAGCAAGCAATGATCAGCAGAACCAGCCAGGACATCCCGGCAATGCTCTCTTTGTCTTGCATACGCTTAGCCATAGTTACCGCCTCCGATGAAAGATCGGGAAGCTGTGTGTGAGAAGGTCAGGGCCGTCGGGCTGATTTACCAACAAAGCGTCGAGGGTGATTCCCAGGGGCCCTGAAAATGTAGAATTATTAATCCGGATAGACTCGCATGCTTTCTATTTTGGTTATGAGTCCGCCATACAAATCAGGGTGCAGAGAATCACACAGCTCTTTGTAGGAGATTGCCATCTTCAGCTTTTCATTAAACCAAGCGGAGTGAGCTTCATGCGGATCTTCAAAGAGTCCTAAATATTTTCTTTCGCCATTAACTTGTATTTCTGATTGATACTTCCGGCTGTTGCTAACTTGGTATACGCCAATCGGAAGGTTGTTGTTTCTTGGCGGCCTAACAGTGATAAAGGCGTTGAGGAATGGCGGAATGAAAACGCACCTATCTTTTGAGTAAACTTTATTGCCCAGATAAAGCAAATCCTTGTCTAACTCGGCGCCTTCGAAGTAGTTCTTGTCGTAAAATTGCTGAAAATTACTGAACTTATGCCATTGTTCATCGACTGAGCATCCTTGGTATTCACTTTTAAATGCTGTTCCCTTTCCGTAGCATCTTTTCAGCATCCCAAACCATACTCTGTATGATCTGAGTTTTACTCCTTTATTGATAACGGGGTGCACATCGAGTTTGCCAACCCCAAAGACCAACCCGCTCGTTGAGTCGTGCATTGCGTTTACCTTCTTTGAGATGAACCTTTGTCGCATAGGAAATCAGCCCGTCGAGGCTCGCCAGCACTAACTGACTTCCTCAAAGGCTCATTTCAAAGTGATTGGTTCGACGTTATTTGGATGCGCATGCGAAGCGCGAAAAAAAAACCCGCTCAAGGCGGGAAGTAATACCAAGGGTAAAAGTGACGGCGGTAACGGACTTGAACCGCTACCCATTCGCTTACAAGGCGACTGCTCTACCATTGGAGCTAAGCCGGCTAATTTGGTGGAGCCCGATGGAATCGAACCATCTCCTGATACTCTTCAGGCATCCGCGCGAACCATCTACGCCAGAGCTCCGTAATTTGGCGGGACGACGTGGAATCGAACCACGATAAGCAGGTTAACAGCCTGCCGTAATTACCTTTATACGATCGACCCTCAATCTGGTTCAGGGCTCTTGCGCTGCGGGTGTCGACGTGTCGTGCAGCACGTCTCTACCCAAGAGCCCTGACCGGATTGCACAACCACACTCTCGCAGTGGTCCGCGCTCATGCCCTTGAGTCCATGCCGCATCATCGCCGCTTATAACCGGTGCACGTCTGGCATTCGCGCTGCTTTACCGGAGCTTCTTTTGATATAAGAACCTTGACCCGTCGCTACACAGGCTCGCTCAATGGCGACTCAGGGGAACATCACGACTGCTCCATTGCCTTGCGGCTGCGGTCTTACCGTTTATTTATGCATTTTTTCACCCTCCAGATACGGAAAAGCCCCGACGTTTCCGCCAGGGCCTTTTTATTCTTCATGCCGCCACTTAAAGTTAAGGCAGCATATCAAAGTAGACTCAAATATGACGCATTTAATTGACTTTTGCAAGACCTTGCTGCGAAAAAGTCGCTTTTTGTTGTGATCGTGTTCTCACGGCACAGAGAAGAGAGTCGCTATCAAGCCGCTTAAAAATGGCGCACATAGCCCGCCAGTAATCAGCGTAGTTATGGCACCAGTTATCAGGCTTAACGCCACACAGGGCTGCAAGATCCTGGTGTTGGTATACATACTTACCCGCCAGCTCTGCTTTCACGTCCTGCGCCGCCAGCCATATCAGTTTCTTCAGCCGCTCCATCGTCTTGCCGGCCACTTTCTTAGCGCCGAGTTGATCACGGAATTCTTCCCATGCCCACTGTGTTATCGCGACCTGATATTCAAAGCGGATGTTCTCGCTGTAATTCCACAGCAGCCAGGCTTTCTGATGCTCTTCCAGCGACAGCAGAGCCCGGCGCCAGCTTGCCGTCGAGTACTCAACGGGCAGAACGAGAGCGATTGATGAACCTTTTGCGCGCGACTGCTGCCCGGGGATTGGCGGGCTGGATGGGTTTACCATGCGGCCTGTTACCGGATCGGCTACTTTCTTCCTTCCCCGGCTGCGCGCCGTAGCGGTGAATTGTGCGTTCTCTGCAAAAGCAACCAACTGTCCTTTCGTCGCACCGCTCAGATCCGCGGTGGCCACTATCAGCTGCTGGCGAACATACTCAAGGTACTGGGTATTCATGCTTTCTCTCCTGAAGCCTGATAGATGCGGACGAAATTCTTCAAAATTCGGTAGTCAACCAGTACGGTGCCACGGTGCCGGCATAGACGCAGCTTTTGCCAGCGGTCGCGGATGCGTTCGATAACGTCACGGCTCATGCGGCCTCCTGATGGCGGGCGCGGCGCTTTTCCAGCGCGCGGGCTCTGCGGGTGAATATGGATTTGATTCGCTGCAGGTAGGGAATGTCGAACCGGCGCGGCTCGTTATCAGCCTCAAGGCGCTCAACGCGATCCAGGCCAATGCGTTCAATCAGGTGAATGCGATATTCAACAGCGTTGCCGCTCAACTGCCGGTTGCAGCGGGTGCAGGCGGAGTGGACATTGAACACGTTGAATTTCAGGTGAGACGCCGCGCCGCGGGAACGGTAGTGACTGGCATCAATGGCGCTGCCGGTCAGGTAGTTGCTCTTGCCGATGAGCGGGCTTCCGCAGCTGACGCAGGGCTTACCTTCGTCACGAATGCGAATATACCGGTTGAAAGCCGACTGAGCCTCTTTATCCCACTGGGCCTTTGTCTTGAATGACTCGCGCTTGGCCCGGCGACGCTGGCGCCCTTCTTTCTCGGATTCTCGCTGGCGCTTCACCGCTTTGGCCTTCGCCGCTTCACGGGCTTTTGCCGTCTGTTTTTTAGCGATCGCGCTGGCGCATTCAAAACTGCATACCACCTGCCCTTCCCGGGCCGGATGGAACCACTCCCTGCAGTGGGCGCATTTACGACGTGCTGGTTTACGCATGCTCACCACCTTGGATCTGCACCAAGGTCAGGCGGCCGCAGAACACAGCCCCGGTGTCGATATACATCTGGTTGGCGAACTTGAGGGGCTGCCGCGCCGGGGTGTGACCGAAGATAAACAGGTCGGCACCAGTGATTTCACTAACGTTTCCGTCCTGCGCATCACTCACCCGATCCCGGTTCCAGATGACCATTTCCTCTGGTACTGGCTTGTCGAACTCATATTCGTTGTGCGGGTAGTCAGCATGACAGATGACCACTTTGCGGTCGCCGGTCACCAGTTCGATGATCAGCGGCAGCTCAGTGGCTTTGTGAGCCAGCGCTTTAGCCAGAATCTCTTTGTCGTAGTCCAGATAGAAGAACCACCCGCCGCCGTTAGCCACCCAGTGATTAACATTGCCATGCGCTGACAGGCCATCAATCATCATCTGCTCATGGTTTCCACGAACGGCGCGGAACCACGGCATTGTGATGAGCTCCAGGCACTCAACGTTTTCTGATCCGCGGTCGATGAGGTCGCCAACGGAGATAAGCAGGTCCTGCTCCGGGTCGAAATCCACCTTGCCGAGTTGGGTCATGAGGTTCGTGTAGCAGCCATGCAGATCGCCGACTACCCATATATTGCGCCAGTCAGCGCCGTTGATGCGTTGATAGATGCTCATGCGATTTTCCTTCTGGCAGCGCGGCGCAACCAGCGGACATCTGCCAGGTGAGCCGTATAGTGAAAGGTGGGGATATCGGAAGGCTTAACTTCGACCTTGCGCTTGCGGCGAGCGGGAACGCGGAAGATGCCGCGATCCATTACTTTGGCGAGAAGACATTGCATAGCCATCACCCCGCAAAGCTCAGCAGCTGACTGGCGGCATTTTCAGCCTCAGCTGGCGAGTGGAATTTGCGACGCAGAATGTAGTTCCAGAGCACATTCAGCACTGATTTGTAGACGCCGTTAAACTGGCTGTCGTCCATGCTGGCGAAGGAGATCGACTTTGCGACACGACGACGGCTGCCGTCAGGCATCTGGTATTCGTCGTAAAAGCCAGCCTGAATGGTTGCCCACTCGCGGAAGGATTCGAAGTGTTTCAGCAGCGCCATATCGCGGGAACGAGAAATACCGACAGAGGAGAGATACATCTCCGCGGCGTTCTGGAGCGCAGCGCGCTGATCGAAGTCGGATGAGAGGAAGTCGATAAACCCGGATATGAGGGTGCGCTCAGCGGGCTCAATGAGGCCACCGGAAGGCGTCCAGTAGTGATAACCGAGAGTCAGAAGCTTGAAGAACTTCTTGTGGAATGCGTAATTCCTGGGCTTGCGGAACTCACCGCAAAGCAGTTGCCCCACCGGGATAAGTTGCAGGTATTCGCTGGTTCCCGGCTCTGCGGGAATCAGTACGTTTTGATAACTCTTCTCAAATTGCAGTGTTTGCGCCATGTGTCCCCACTTGGCGCCGGATAATCGTGTCAGTTGCTCAGGCTGACGAGGTAATTATCGCCCGTTACGGGGATAAAAGCAAAATGAGCATATACGATAAAAACCCCTCCGGAGAGGGGTTTGATTTCAGTTGGAGGCTTTGCGTTCTGCGGGGGATTTAGGCATCACCAACCTCCTGCGGGGCGGCTGGCAGCGGCATCCAGTGCGACGGCTCCCAATAGCAACCAAAACCATGCTCAAAATTATGTCTACCGTATACAGCAACCCTTACATCCGAGTCGCCACCTTCATGCGCTTTAGGCCTGTACACAAGCACCGCCTGCCCTTTTTCAGGCATCCGCTCGCTTACCGGAATCCATTTACCCGGCACGGTAGCGGGTTCACTGCCAGGTGACTGCTGGTTATCCGGATACGCACTTCCTTCCTGACCAGGCTCATTGCTTCCGGTGCAGGAATTTCTATGGTCATTCGCTCGCGGGCATCGCTTGTTTCCACAGTCTGGGCACACCACGAAGCGCATATCATTCAAGACCACAGGACGGCATGTGCGGCACCAACAATCCGGATTTGCCGGAGAATTGCCGGTCAGCGACTCGGCGTTTTTTGGCAATAAATCCAGAGTTGGCGCGGGATTGATGGTGGTCAGCGACTCAACGGTAACGACATCACCATTGGTAAACAGTTTACCAGCAGTGACATCGTTAACCGGAAGGTTGCCAGCCTTACTCACAAGAATGTCGATAGCTCTCTGCAGGAGCATTGCTTCAGCGAATGATATTCTATGCCCCATCTTCAGCTGGTTTCTGAGTAGCAGTAGCTTGTCTTTCATGACTTACCTCCGTTGAGCATGGCGGCGCGGCAGGCGTTCCAGCCTTCTACGTACTCGGCCTCATCCTTAACAATCGCTGTCATTTTATCCGGCACTACCGGCGCTGGCTGCGGGGCGGCGTAGACTGGCATAGTGCAAGCCTTGTTGAAATCCCTTCTTGCCAGGATATGCGGAAAACCGGCATCAAAGTCTGCTTTGCTGATGTACGCCACCGGATCGCTGTTGGCCTTGCGGCGCTCCTGTAGCTCAACACTCAGCAGAACATAACCCGGCATCCATTCGCCAACGTCAGCGATATGGGTGATTTTCACATTGATAAACTCTCCCGTTTGATGACAACTACCGCGCGGTGTCTCCATCAGGTGAAGAGTGTCGCCAACACGATAATCACGGTCATTTTTACGCAGCTCCGCGCGTTTAACGCCAGTACAGACAGCAGAGAAGAATTCAGGGTAAATTTTCAATTTGTGAGTGATTGGCTCTCTGGTTAATTTGCTGGTCATTGGTTGGCTCCCCGTGAAATTTTGTGGCCCGGCGCATAGCAACGCTGGCGGTCTTTGCTGATGCGCCAGCCAGCTTTGCGCGCCTGCTGAGAAATGTCGGTCATATTCCGGCCAATAAAATCAGCCTGCCCCTGCGGATAGATTTTCCCTGACTGACAGCCATCACAGTCGCAATACAGGTCAGCGCAAAACCCTTCAGTTATGCCCATCACTCAGTCTCCCCGGTAATTTCGCTGTAGCCGTAATTGCATTGATTCAGGAAAATATCCTTAGCTTCTGCTGCAATCTCTTCATCGGTTGCATCATCTTCAACTTCGAATATTTCCTCGAAATTTCCGCCAACAATCCCGGTCTCAATGGTCACTTTGAATTTACGCATCACTCAGCCTCCACCTTGATGCCAGCGGCAACACACGCACGATGAAACTCAAGTTTCACGCCGACCAAAATCTGTTTCCGCTCTTCAATGGCTACCTCTGCGAGATAGTCTTCGAGCATTTTGAGCTTCGGCAGCTTCACGGTGACGGTGCGGGACTCCAGCCCGGCGATGCGCTGGCGCAGTGCTGTGTTATCGTCGAACAGCTCACAGATGTGGCGATTCTGCTTGCGAACGCGATTTTCGCTTTCAGTCGTTTGCTGCTGCGCCTTCTCCAGCGCCTGCTCTGCGGTTGCGCACGCTACGGCGACCTCATGAAGCCGTGATTCTGAATTCTCCAGTGCCTCTACCAGCTCCATGGTCTCCGCCGGGGAAAGATGCTCACCGCATTCAGCATTGATTCTGGCTCTCTGCGCCAGTTCGGTGATATTAGTCATGGTTGACTCCCTAAATCTCAAAGGCCAATTGCGGCATAAAGCGGTCGCGTTCGGCGTTATAGTTGAGCGCACTGGCGCTGTTCATTGACTCGATACGCTCAACGAGTACAGCGGCTCTCGTTTCTTTGCTGGCCGGTGCATAGGCTGATTTCTGCCATGATTTATCGATACCGATATTGCGGGCCACGTTTGTGCTATCAGCTGATGACAGCGGTATATGGCGGAAAATATCGGCATTGAGCATACGTAGGCCGTGCAGTTTGCAGATCGGGTAGCCGTTCTCATCCACAACATGCCGGATTAAGTCACGCAGGCGAGCCACACAGCGGCGCGGCCGCTTTGCGTCATATTCTCCCATGCTGCCGATCGCCACGCGGGGGAACTCATTGCAGAGTTGAATAAACCGCTCGTCTGGTTCGTTCATGTGCCACACTGGCGCCCCAATGAACTTTCCGTGCGGCCACTCTGCAATCAGCGCATCGTTTTCTTCGCTACTACCGCCGATAACGTCCGGGATAATGGCGAATGAGAACCGCGGGTGATTAGCCCAACGCTCGACGAACCGGTAATACTCGTTCCAGTCCACAACTCGTTTTTTCGTCCAGAAACTGAATGCGCCGTTATCCAGAGCAAATGACTGAGTAACTTCGCTAGCCAGCGCTAATTGACCTGAGTTCGCGAAAGAGATAAATGCGTGCCGGCCTTTCCATGCCTTCAGCGCGCAGGTGTCGGGGGTTATTGGGCCTCCGTGGAAGTGGATCATTTGTCGGCCCCCTCGCTGCGGAACATCATGATTGTCAGGTCGCCTTTAGTGGCCAGGCGAACGGTAGAGCCAGGTTCCAGGCTGTTAAGCTCAAAGGCGTCATAAAACTCATTCACAGCTTTCTGGCGACGAGATTCCTTACGACGCTTGTCCCACTGCCTCAGAGCATTTTTGGTAATCCACTGGCCTGTTTTAACCATGATGTATGCCCATCCCAGAATGGCTAAACCGGTATTGAGATAAGTGGCAATGCTCATTTGGCCCCCTCGCGCAGCTGATTGGCGAATGCGTTGGCAATTGCAACGTAGTCCTGATGCCTGCCACGTGACTCAAGCTTTTTCGCGAACTTCTCAATTCCGCGCGCCTCGGCTTCGGCTACGATGCGATCGGTGGCGGGGGTTTCGGTCAATTCGCTAACCCAGTCCTGACCGAATTCTTCAGCGCACGTATTGTCGAGCTCTCGCTCTGACTGCTTCAGCTCCACATTCTCCGCAACCAGCTGCTTAAACGCTTTCGCCAGCGCCATAACCTTTGTCTCTTTGATCGACAGCTCGCCTGCGTTCTCCAGGGAGGCGATGAGCTCGTTTACTGCCTGTAGTGTGATAGTCATGCTGATGTTCTCCCGTAAACAGCCAGTACCCGCTTCATCGCCGGGCTTTGCCGACACTCGTTGAAAATCTGGTTCGTGCTCTTTCTGCCTGAAATTTCTTCCTCAGTGGCCAGCCGGTAGTAAACCGTCCGCCACACCCGAGCTTCAGCTACCAGAACACCCTGCTTTGCCAGGATATTTGCAGCCTGGTTGATGCAGGTATGCGTCATCCCGGAAGCTGCAGCTACATCTGGAGAGCTGCAGGTTTTATGCGTTTTCAGGTAGTTCAGAATTGCGTCTTTTCCTGTCATGACCGGTTCTCCCGATAGCTGTCCCAGGTAAACGAAATCGTGCAGCCGCCGCCGTCGTTCATGCGGTCGATGACGCGCTCGCCGATAAACTGCGTCAGCTCATCTTTCGGCAGGTTGCTGATCAGGATCGTCGGCTTCAGACGCTCGTAGCGGGTGTTGATGATTTCAAACATGATCATCTTCTCGGCTTCACTGCCAAACTGCACACCAACCTCATCGACAATCAGAAGGTCTGGCTTCGTGAAGTAGCGGATCACCTCATCCTCAGTGCGCGTGGCTGTTTTTGACCAGGTCGACTTAAACTCCCGGGCAATCTTCAGCGCCGTCGTGAAAATGACCGAGCTTTGGTGGTGCTCAATCACATGGCGGGCAATGGCCAGCGCAAGGTGGTTTTTACCGGTACCAGGCTTGCCACACATAACCAACCCACCGCCCTGCTGGAGGCGATCAGTCCATTTCGATGCGTAGGCCTGGCAGACCCGTAGTGCTCTCTCAGAATCCTTCCCAACAGGCTTGTAGCTGTCCAGAGTGCACGTGGAGAAGCGCTCTGGTATGTCCAGCTGGCGAAGCAGCCTTTCTGCAGTTTGCTGGCGAACTCGCTTATCCCAGCGAACCTTTTCATCCTTCAGAAAATTCAGTTCGTCTTCCAGGCAGCCCGGGCAGCGCGTAGGTGGTGATGGCATCTTGACAATGCCGTTAGTAAACATCCGCTTGCGTTGCTCGTATTCACCATGCTTTTCGCAGAACACGCGTTCACAAACCAGCTCGCAATTAGCGATCTGCTCAGGTGGCTTACTCAGCTGATCAAGCATCCGCTCAATGGCTGTGATTTTTTCTTCCAGTTCCATGATCAGTCCCTCGCCCATGATGGGATTTCAGTCTGCCCGTAATCCTTCCCTGCGAAATTTTCGGCAACTCGCACCTGTTGACTTGGTTGAGGCTTGGCACTATTTGGCTCAAACAGGCCTTGCCAGCCATTGGCGATGCTGCGGTTGATAATTTCTTCGGGCGCGTAACCGTTCAGTCTGCAGCGGTCCAGCAGGTTGATAGCCTGGGTGACCGTCTGCTGAGACTTGATCGGCTTTTTCAGGTCGCGACGATATGCCACCCATGACGACCAGATTTCTGCAGAAAGCCAGTCAGGCAACTGAACAGCTAACGCATCGAACGAAACCGCCCGGGGGGATTTAGGGGGGTTATTAATATTGTCTTTATTGTCTTTTGTATGTTTGTCTTTTGTGTTTACCTGATTCGGGTAATAGGCGTTACCTGATTCGGGTAAACTTTTCTTACCTGATTCGGGTAATGTTACCTTTTTCAGGTAAGCTCCTTTTTCCGTACCTTTTACGGGTAAAGATGACCATTCGCTGACCGCTTTATTAATCCCGATTACGCGACCGGTTTGAGTTAATATCCCCCGCTTAACCAGGACGCTTTTTGCAGCTGAGCACTTATGCGGGAGAATGCCGGTCAGCTCCGAGAGCTGCTCGTTACTGACCCAGTCAGATTTCTTGTTGAAGCCGTATGTTTTGCGCATGACAGCCATGAACACCAAAAGCTGATGCTGCGACAAACCTGCACGCATGACAGCTTCAAGGAGCTCATTGGCGATGCGCGTAAACCCATCGTCGAGATCTGCCACGCGCAGCTCCTGTAGTGCCACGACAGGCACAGGGAAATTGATTACTTCGGCAGTATTTGCCATAATTACTCCTGTGAATTGATCCAGTTAATTCGCGTAGAAAGCCGTTAGTGTTCCCGCACTGCGGCTTTCGCCTTTCTGTTTCCACTCATGCTTCAAAATCACCTTTCTCTCCCGGCCTGTTAGAAATCAGGATGGCCAGCAGTAGCGACATGTTCGGCAGCAGACTTTCCCGCCAGCGACTCACCGTCGACTTATTCACTCCGGCCACTTTGGCGATATTCGTGGCTCCCAGTTCAGCTATCTGGCTGTGTAACCAGCTTTCTATCCTGCGAGCCTCCACTTTGTTGCGTGTCGTTGAACTCTCCATTTGTGATACTTCCTCTGGTGTTGATTGAAAGGCCGCGGGTTAGGCGGCCGGTGAATGCGCGCTCAGCAACTGCGCAAGGTCAGGCCGGATCTCTGCCGCCTTAATCTTGCCGTTAGTCGCAGACACAATTTTCATTACATAGCGAGCATCAATTCCGCCGCCATGCAGCCAGCGCCAAACTGTCGGCTGCGCTACGCCACACAGATCGGCCAATTTTTTCTGACTGCCAGCGATATCAATTGCCTTCTGGATGGTTTTGTTCGTCATGTTCCAATTCCTATAAGTATTGGTGCAAAGTGATAATAGCAATGCGTATTGGTTTTAGCAATAGCAAAACGTGTTTTGACCAGTAATACGCAAGCGTATAAATTTGAGATTATGAAAAAAGAAACTCTTGCAGATCGTTTAAACGAGGCCATGGCTTCGGCCGGAATGTCACAAGGGGCGCTTGCGAAGGCCTCAGGTATTGCTCAGCCGACCATTTGGCGCCTGGTGAGTGGAAACGCCAGGGGTTCAACAAAAATTGTCGAGATAGCTAATGCTTTGGGCGTCAGGTCTGAATGGTTATCAACCGGAAATGGACCGATGCGCGATGATGGCCAACTACCTCGCGCTTCCCAGGTTAAAAGCCATGATACCGATACATTCAGGATTGATGTTCTGGACCTTATGGTCAGCGCGGGACCGGGCATTGTGAACCAGGAGTTCGTCGAGATTCTCCGTTCTGTTGAGTATGATCCAGCGGAAGCGCGCCACATGTTCGATGGACGAAAGGCCGAGAACATCAGGATCATCAACGTCCGGGGCGACAGCATGTCTGGCACGATTGAGCCTGGTGATCTGCTCTTCGTCGACATCAGCGTAAAGAGTTTCGACGGCGACGGGATATACGCGTTCCTGTACGACGACACCGCTCACGTCAAGCGCCTGCAGAAGATGAAGGACAAGCTGCTGGTTATCTCCGATAACAAGAGCTATGCGGCGTGGGACCCGATCGAGAAAGACGAGATGAACCGGGTGTTCGTGTTCGGCAAGGTGATCGGCAGCATGCCGCAGACGTACAGGAAGCATGGGTAGCAAGCAAGTGGCCTGATTAGATGCCTTGGCGATTTGACACAACAAGGTGGTCATCATCACAATAATTAAGGAATTCAAATGGATAACTTACCTTTGGCATTATCTGGTCACCAGCTACAAATGGAACTATACCCGATAAAAGAAGCCGATGTTGATGGCATTCAAATGGGCGTTATGAATGATGGGTCTCCATTTTTAACTCAGCGAGGTTTGGCTAGATTATGTGGCGTGGACCATGCAGCTCTCCTTCGGCTCGCCTCAAACTGGGACGATGAAAGGACGAAACCCAGAGGCCAATTCATAGACCAAAAGCTTAGAGAGCAAGGATTAAATCTCAACCGATTATTTCATAAGACAGTAATTCAAGGCACAGAGACAAACGCATTCCCTGATGTTGTCTGCATGGCCTTTCTTGAGTATTACGCATTTGAAGCTATTCAGGGTAGTCGTGAAGTAGCTTTATCTAACTTTCGTAAGTTAGCGGGTTCTCAACTGCGTAGATTCATATACTTAAGTGTAGGGATTGACCCAGAGAACCCACAGAGGGGCGCTCTTGAGTGCTTCCATGAAAGACTATTAATGAATGATCAGGTTCCATTTGGATATTTTTCTGTATTTAGAGAAATGGCAGATCTTTCATTAAAAATGGTTAAAGGTAACTTTGACTTTGGTCCCTCGGCAATTCCAGATATAAGTGTTGGCACCATGTGGTCAAAACACTGGGTCGCGAATGGTTGTGACGAAAAGTATGGCCAGCGCACAAAGTCGCCACATGTTTATCCAGACTGGTTTCCTCAACATCGTGCAGGCCCTGTTGACGCCTGGATCTACCCGGATGACGCATTAGGGTTGTTTAGACGGTGGATGCAAAATGAATACATTCCTAATCGTCTTGGAGATTATTTATCTAAGAAGTCCGCCGATGGAGCGATTTCAGCAGCTGATGCATTAAGAATTGTTGAGGCAGTTAAGAAACCAGAACTTCCTAAGCCACATTGACCACCTTTACACCCCGGCCCCTGCGCCGGGTTTTCACTGCCCTACTCCTTTCCATGCGATATCAATCGCTTTATAGCCTCCAGCTTACCGGTCTGTCTGCGCATCTCCAGCAGTCTCAGAGCCTCTAACGCCTCCAGCCCTACTAGCTGCTGCTCTGCCAGCATCTCCATATCCTGCATCAGCAACTCGACTTCTTCCTTTGTGATCGGCGGTCTCATGTAGCCTCCTGTGTTTTTTTTGAGCATACCAGCACAATAACAAAAAATAAATTCATTTAGCTATCAGTTATTTAATAGCAAATGCTATCAATTAATATCAATACGTATTGCTATGGTTAATACTCATTGCTATTATCATCTCATCCAAACAACACCGGCAACGCCGGATAATCATAACAATGCTCAGCTGGCCGGCTTTAAGGCAAAGGTGAAGAGATGATCCGTGAAGAAGATAAAACTGAGTGGTTTAAGTTTCTGGCACACGCATTCGCCATCGTCGTATGCGTACTGATAGCAAGCGCATTCTGCCTGATGCCTGGTGGTTCAGCATGAGCAGAAATGGCATTCGTTCACTGATTTACTTCCTGCTGATCTGCGGCGTTATCTGGACAGCGTTGATTATCAAAATTCTGCACGTTACGGGGGTGTTCAATGGCTAACTCAATTCCTAACAGCGGACGCGCCGTGATGATGCGTAACGCTAAAACAGGCGCCACCTGGAAGGTTTCACGTGACTACCTGAAGGACACCTTCTGGTTCGAACCGCAGGGCAACCTGCGCCACATTCGCAAAGCATTTGAGGCACGCGACCTGTTGCCGAACCTGGTGCCAGCCGGGACGCATTAACCGCGCATATCAGCGCACGAAATTAACTGAGCTATCAGGCGGCTTTCATCGCGCCGGGGATTCTTACAACCAAATTTCAGGGGAAACCATGAGCGAAATAATGGATTTAACCGTCATTGAAATAAAACCAGAGCAGGCGCCGACCCTGTACCGGGCTGGCGGTCTTGACGCTTACCTGGAGCAGATTCGACAGGCCGTGAACGAGGTTCCGGACCTGACCACCAAGAAAGGGCGTGACCGTGTTGCGTCTCTGGCGGCGCAGGTATCACGCAGCAAGACGGCAATCGAAAAGCCGGGGCGCGAGTACCTGAAACGCCTTAAAGAGGCTGTGCGCCCTGCTGAGGCGGAAATTAAGCGGTTCGTTGACGCATGTGACGAGCTGCGCGAT